TCAAAGAGGCCAGAAGACTTTAACGAAGTGCGCCGACATGTCGCCAAGTGGAGAGACGCCCGCGCTGGCATGGGCGGCGCTCAGCGCGACCCATCGTTCATTCTGACAGACGTCATCGAAATTCTCGGAGGTACGGGGGTGCGCATCAACGTGCTCCTCGGTCTTCGACACTCCGACGTCGACGTTGACGTTGACGTTGATGTTGATGTTGACGCAGGGTACGGTGGCGGTTTGCGCCACGCTCGTCGAGCTAAAAAGCCTCGGCCTCTCCCAGCCACGAGCAAAGACTTCCGCGGGGAATGCGCATGCTCGCGCTGCCTTAAATCATTCTCGACAAGCGTCGCCGTCAGTCAACTTTTAACGGTCATCCTGAATACATATTCTCTACGGGCACGGGCAACTTCGTGAACGCCCACAATCTGGCTCGGTCATTGCGGGAGGCTCGTCGGGGTTTGCGATTCGGCTGGCTCACCCTGAAATCCTTTAGGGCCACCCTCGCGACCTGGCTGAAGGCGAAAACGGGTCTCGCTGCGGCCTCGGCCCAGCTCCGTCACGCCGTCGAAGTGCTAGGCGTATGGAAAGCGACACAGAAGCCCTACATCGGCAAGGAAGACCGAATTACTGTGCACAACGCAAAAATTCTCAGCCGACTTCTCAGACCCAATGTGGCGAATGCAAGTGGTGAGTGAAATTTCGAGAGAAACAAAAAAACCCCACAATCCCAATGATTGCGGGGTTATCTGTGCGCCCGAAGGGATTCGAACCCCCAACCTTCTGTTCCGCAGCCCGGAGCGCCTGGGAGCTGGCAGCATGAGCACCTTCGAGGAACTGGAACTCGAGGCCGCGGTAGCGGGAACTGCCTACCGTGCGGCGCGGGCGCGCGCCGATGAGGCATCCCACGCTCTCCTACGTGCACAGTGCCGGCAGGAATTGCGGATGGAGCACGGCGCGACTAGGGACGGCTGGGACATACACATCCAGTGCCTCAGGGAGCGCGGCCACGAGGGCGAGCACGTCAACCTACTGCTTCCTGAGGGCGCATCGGCAGTACGCGCGTGAATGTCCGATCCACGGTGAAAAATGTCTCAATCGGCGTCGAAAATGTCCAAAATGTCTCATCCGAGGTGACAGATGTCCCGATTCCGGTGACAAATGTCCCAAAGGGAAGCGTCGACCTGACCGCGCCGGTCGAGCGCTTCGAGGTCGGTCAGCTCGTCCGTTGGCAGTACGGCGACAAGGTCAAGACAGGTACGATCGTGCGCATGCGTACCGATGATGCCCGATACTGCGATGAAGAGGGCTCGCCCTACGCCCCGTGGGGCACCTACTTCGGGCGTCTGTGCGAGGTCGAGTGTGACCAGCGAAAGTGCTTCTGCAGGAAGCCGCAGGAGGGCGAGCTATTGACATACCACCTTTGCAACGAGTGCCAGTTCACGGACGCGTCGACGCTGGTGGAGGCATCCGCTGGCATGCTGTTTTGAGCACGGCCGCGACAGGATTTGGACCGTGTTCGTTTCGTGATCTGCGTCTGATCAGCTAGAACACATGAACCCACCGCCGAAATATGCTCGAGGAACTTTGAACGATGACTGGCTCTCGGTGATCGACCGCTACCTGATCCACCAACGTGCCGGCGGGTCGCCGGAGACCACACTCGGCACGCGCCGCGCCGACAGCACCTCCAGCACCTCGCCCGGCGCATCGAGTGCGGGCCGTGGCAGGTGGACGGCGACCAGCTGCTGGAGTGGACCGGGGCGCAGACCTGGGCGCGCGAGACCCGCCGGGGTCGCCGGTCAACGTTTCGCAGCTTCTACGGCTGGGCGCACGGGCGCGGCCTCATCGCCGTCAACCCAGCCTTGGACCTCCCCCGGGTCAAGGCGGGCGAGCCGACGCCGCGGCCCGCGCCCGATCGCGTCTACCACGAGGCGCTGCTCCGCGCGGGAGAGCGCGATCGTCTGATTCTGCGGCTTGGCGCGGAGATCGGAATGAGGCGTGGCGAGGTTGCCGTGGTGCACTCCGACGACCTGGTCGAAGACCTGATCGGCTGGTCGCTGCTCGTGCACGGTAAGGGTTTGAAGAATCGGACCGTGCCGCTGACCGACGGAGTATCATTCGACCTGCTCCACCTCCCGCTCGGGTGGGCCTTTCCGGGCGCGGTCGACGGCCATCTGTCGCCACGCTGGGTCGGTAAAATCGTGACCCAGCTCATGCCCGGCAAGTGGACGATGCACACGTTGCGGCACCGGTTCGCCACGAGGGCGTACACGGTCGACCGCGACGTGTTCACCGTCCAGACGCTCCTCGGGCATGCCTCCCCCGCGACGACGCGACGATACGTGCAGATATCTAACGACGACCTGCGGCGCACCGTCATGGCTGCGTCGGCCTAAGCGGCGTGCTTGGCTAACTCCGTTCCCGAGCGCAGCGGGTCGGAGCGGAGCCACCCGGCTAGGGTGCTGCCGACGGCAACGGCGGCCGCGTAGGCGACGGGAGCCCACACGCCAAGAAACTCGAATGCCTCGGGGGTAAGTGCGGTGACGGAGGCGACCACGACAGTCAGGCCGAGGCCGGTGACGCCGGCGGCGACCACCTTGGGACTGATCGGGGTGGCGGGTCTGGTGGTGGTCATGGAAGTAGTCCTATCGGTGTGTGGCCGTTCTTGCGGGCGGTCGATTCGAGGCGTTCAATGCGCGCGTCGGTGAGGAGGGCACGGCGGGTGTGGAGGTTGTCGGAGTCGGCGAGGGTGCGGAGTGTATCGCGCATACCACCCATGGCCGTCGCCTGGTGTTCGGTGGTCTTGACGAGCCGGGTGAGCAGATCGCGGTTCTCCTGGTGGCGATCGTCCTGCTCATCGCGGAGGTTGGTGTCGTGCGTGTTGGCGAGCTGGTCGCGAGACACAGCGGAGTTGTGGTCGATTCGTTCGAGCCGGGCGCGGTCTTTCTGCGCGCTCGACTCGATGCGGCTTAGCTTGCGCCCCAGGTACGCCAACACGAATAAGACACACGGCGCGACTACTGCACCGACCAGAGCAACCTCTAAACCGTCAGTCATCAGGCCCCGCCCGGATATTATCGAGGTCCATTAGTTCGACTTGTGGATCTGGATTAGAAGGTTGAAAACGTCGCGGCGCACGGCCTCGGACATGTTTGGACCGCCGACAACCATAACGTCATCGATGTTGTCAATAGTGCCGCGCCAGACATTCTTAAAATGGGCAAGCTCACCTTCATTAGGGAATGCATAGGCAACGTCCCCAATCACGCCACGGTCGGGCAGGTTATAGGGCTGAATAATTTTGATCTTCATATCGTCGGTGTCCTTCATTGTCGGGATGCGAACCGGGGCATTCGCTAAGGCCCCAGTAGTGTTTTCGTGCGCCAGCGCGGAACTATGCGCGTTGATCCAGGCGATAGGGTCGATCACGTCAAACCCTCCCGCTGCGCCCGCCATACTCGACGCGACCGTGATGTGAAGGTGGCGACCTCGGGAGAGACTGCCGGTGTCGCCGATCGTCGCGAACGCTGCGCCGCGCTCGATGGCGGTTCCAATCGTGAACGGAGACTCGGCGGCCAGGTGGGCGTATCCGCTAAATTTGCCGTCCGCGTGAGCGAGCACGGCGACATGCCCCAGGCCAGGGCTAAACCAATCCCAGACCAGAATGCCCGCCGCGATGGCCTTGCACGGTCCGCCGCCATCGGGGGCTACGTCTGCGCCCAGGTGCGGGTTCGAGCGGCCCTCGGTCGCGCCGTACGGGTCGCCCAGGTCGGCGGATAGATACGGCAATACGTACTGAACATAAGTCACAATATTTCCCCTAGTCCCTCATCGATGCGGGTCATCACACGACAGGCCAGGAGCCATTACAGGACACGCGACCCGATGACCCGGCTCCCGTTTCACCGAATATCAGAAGCGCACCTGAACCAGTTACAGAACCGGATCTTCCATCGCCGGTAGAGCCATTTAGGACCATCACTGGTGCGCCGAATGGGGGCCGAAAACCTGCCGGGATGGAGGCGACTTGGGCAGCATTACTCCAAGCGGCCGAACGGGTCGCATTCGAGATAAACAGACTGACAATATTTCCAGTGCGTGTTAGCGAAACAAATTCGCTCGTAACCCCGGTAGATAACGTGACGGTCCCGGAAACTGCGGAATAGCGGCTTTCGGCCTCTGTCTGGGTCAGATAGCGGGCGTCGGCGGCGGTCTGCGTTTCGCTCGTGCCGGTCGTGCTGATGTAGGACGCTACGGCGGTGTCAGCGGGGTTTGCGTTGGTCCCGGCTAGGCCTTGCGCTCCCGTCAGGCCTACGGGGCCCTCGACGGCGTTTTCGTAGATGTATGCATCGAGGTCGCCCGCCATCGTGGCGAGTTCCTCTCCGAGTTTGACCGCTTTCGTCGTGCCGTCGGGGTAGCGGATGCCGTGCGTCGTGGTGCCCATTAGCTAAGTCCATTCGTGATGTTGCCCAGGTCGGCCAGGTTGATACTCGGAGAAGTCGCCCAGGGTGGCGGTCGTGCTGGTGGAGAGCTGCGCGACGGTGAGCATGCCCGCATTATTGATGGTCGGCGCGAGGGTGGCGTCGAGTGTCCATCCGTGGTTATATTCCAGAGTTCCGCCGATAAGTTGAAACATCGGACCGAACGCGGGTAACGCTGCGTAGGGCGAACCGATCAGATACAGGGGTTCGGCTAGGTCGCGAGTGCTTAGGAGTATGTCCTCGACCAGTTCGCCATACTCGACCCGTTCGAGGTCGAAGCGCACGGCGGGCGTTGATGTTTTCCCGTTGATCTGCGCGACTAGGCGGGCGTTATCGCCAGCGAGTAGGCCGGGGGTTGTGAAGCTCGCAGAGCCGCTAACAAACTGCGTCCCGCTTACGACTTCCAGCCGGTTTTTTCCGCCGTTGCTGGCCACGTTGGCCACGTCTACGTCAACGTCAAAAATGCCGATTACGGAGGTATTTTGCGTGGTGCCGTTCACTTCAATCGTCGGGCCGCTCGTGGTGATGCTGTAGGAGAGAATCACGTTGGCGATATTCTCGGCCAGCTCGGAGCGGATCGATCCGGCCCCGTTGAGGAAAATCTCCGTCGATTCGAGGGCGTGGCCGTTGCTTGGATCAATCTGGATGATTCCGGCGCTATCCTCGATCAGGCTCAGGCCGGTTTCAGGGGCAGGGTATCCGGCGACTATGCGGTGTTGTGCGGCGTCGTAGTTGGGATGACCTAGTGCGATTACGGCCATCGATTCACGTAGATAGTCCATGACGGAACGTTTCTCGGCCATCGTGCGCAGGTACATAAGATAGCTCTGGGATACGGGCATAGTTATTGAGTCCACGATGCCAGCGGCGGGGGCGCGCATCGCGTCGATGCGGTTGTTGTCGTAGTTGGCGGGCCAGAGGTCCGCGCCGAATTGTTGGATGGCGGCGGCGCGTAGGTTGCCGGAGGCATTGGGTCCGGGGCCTGCTGGGATGATTTTTTCCAGGTCAGCGGTCGGCGAGGTCGCAGTTAGCGTGACTTCCCAGACCAGAACGCGGGCGGCGCGAAAGGGGCTCTACATCGCGCGCTGGGCTATTTCGATACTGTCGATAGTCCCTCGAAAAACGCGGGCGGCGGGCCGGTCGATCGTGAGCGTTTCGCCGTAGAGGTCGGGGTTTGATGCCCAGGCCCCGGAAGGGTCGATGATGACGGCCCGGGCGGTCGTGTTTGAGGGCTGGTCGTATAGGTCGGACCGGCCCCAGGTGATGCGGAGCCCGTCGAGCGCGAACCGCCCGGAGCCGTCCCAGTCGCCCGCTATGGCCTCACCTGCCACGGTCACAGTCGCCAGGTGCCGGGGAGTCATCGGAGCGCCCCAGCGCTGGCCACGGAGCCCGTACGGCGGCGGCGACGGTCGAGTATTCCCTGAATCTGCGTGGCCACGGCGTCGGGGTCGAGTGCCCCGTTTACGGTCACGTTGTACGTGTCCCCGGCGCGAGAATCCGCGCCGCTGCCGGTCCCGGTTCGGCCTGCGTTGGGGGTCGCGGTTAGCGTCGCGGTGGTTTCGGCGGTCGTGGCCGTGGTGGTGTAGGCGGTGCGCTGCATTGTCTGCGCTTGCTGGGTCTGCGCGTCGGCGGTGAAAACGGTACTAGAAAAGGTGGTGGGCGCGGTGGCCGTTTTCGACTGTCCACTAAATAGACGGTCGAGCCATTCGACGGCGGATTTGATCCAATCGATGAGCGGGCCGAATGTATTGGCTGCCCATTCCCCGATGCTGGCAAACCATGCCCCGATAGCCTCCGCGCCGGACTCGATGACGCCAGACAGATACTCCCAGTTCTGAACCCATAAAACGATAATCGCGATGACCAGGCCAACGGCCAGGACTATGGCCAGAACGACCAGAGTAATCGGGGAGGCGAGCCAGGCGGCGTTACTTGCCCATTGGGCGACCGTCTGGATAGCTTGCACGGCGGCGTAGATTTTCATTGCAGCGGCGATAGCAAGAATTCCCGCCGCCAGGCCTGCAAAAGTAACGACTAGTACGGTCGTTAGCTCGGTGTTGTTAGCGATCCAGAGGGCCCTGTCTGCGCCCGCCGCCGCCATCTGGGTCATAACGGGCAGGAGCTGCTCACCTAGGGCGACTTTGGCGTTGGCGAATTCGGCGTTAGCGTTTTCCTGCCTGCTCGTGGCGGTGTCAATCTCGCGCCCGAATGAGCCGGTAGCGTCGGCGCTTTGAAGTGTCAGAAGCGCCAGGGTCGCCTGTAGGTTGGCGTTTTTCTCCGCCTCCCCGGTCAGGCCGGTTAGGCCCATTGCGGCTTTCTGCGCGTCCACGGCGGCTTGGTTCATGCTGATGCCGTAACGCTCGATCGGGTCGCGTTCCCCGCGTAGGAGTGAGCTAATCGCGCTTACGGCGTCGGAGGTAGGCCCGCCGAATTGCGCCGCCAGGTCGGCGCCGACCGTGATTAGACCCTTGGTTTGGTTTACGGCGGTGTCGAGGGGTACGCCCATGTTCTTAAGCTGCGCGCCCAGGATGGTGGCCATCGTGGAGTAATCCGTGGCGGCCAGGTTCACGTCTGTTGCGGCGGAGGCGGCGAGCTTGTGGATGCTGTCGGAATACTGCCCAAAAACGGCGTCAACTCCGCCGTAAGCCTGCTCAGCGATGGCGGCGGCTTGGCCGACCTCGGCGGCGGCGGCCGCGACGGCGAGGAGGGCGACGGCGGCGACGGGTGCGGCTTTGTTGATGCCGTCCGCCATCCGCTTAGAGGATTTCGCGGTGCGGTCGAGCCCGGCGACGGCGTTATCTGCGTCGGCAATGATCTTGACGGCCAGGATGGCAGTTTTAGCCATTGTCTCTTACTCCGCTCGGCTCTGGATCATGTGAATTGTCGTGGCTATGTTCTCGGGGGTTTCGTGCGCCCAGGCGCTTGGCGTGGTGTTGGTCGCCAGCGCCAGGGCGCAGATTAGAGCGTGGGCGCTCCCGTCGGGGTGTCGAAACCCGCGCCCTCGACCTCTAGGTCGTCGTCGTCGTCGTCGTTGTCGTCGTCGTCGGTGTCGATGTTGTCAACAGAGAGCGCGGCGGTGTCTCCGCTGCTGAATTCGTCCCACGTCTGCGTGGTCTGCTCGGTGCGCTTGGCTGCGTGCCAGGCCTGAAACATCACGAACCGGAGAGTATTGGAGGCCAGTGGACCCCAGGCTTTATTTTTGCGGAGTACCCCCTCGAACGCGAGGGAGTCGGCAATATTCGAGGAAACATCGATGATGGTTCCGTCGTGTTGGGTAATGCGGGTAATTTTGGACATTCGATTATTTCCCTTGGATTTGGTTGATTGTCGTATCGACGTAGGTTTCGTAAACGCGTATCCACGTTGATTCGGAGGATTGCGCGCCATTGGTCAAAAACGGATTTGCGGGGATGCCGCGCGCTTTCCATCCCCAGTGGATTACCCCGGCATACGGCACGCGGGTATTGTTCCCGGCGCGGATAATTCCCGCCGTGCGTGTTCCCGCTGCGCGGATCGAGCGGCGCAGGAGGCCGGACACTACCGGGGCGCGGGAGGCGGAGGCGTAGGCGGCGATCTGCGCCGCCTGCTTGTGTACGGCTTTGAGGTCGCCTAGGTCTACGCCCGCCCGCTTGAGGGTGGCGCGGAGCATCCGACCCCCCTCGACTTCCAGCATTAGACGATGACGCCCGGTGTTGGCGATCCGATGACGGGAAACGTGAAGTCTGCCGTATTTCGGGTCTTGACTGCGCCGCCGACCGGGAGAGCGCGGATCTTGCAGGTACCCGAATAGCTTCGATAGCCAGCGCTCGAGGGAGTGAATACGAATGGCACGGTGAGCGATTTGTTATCGAAACACCAATCCTCTAGAGAGTCCATTTCGTAGTCCTGTAGGAGCGTTCCCGACAGCTCCCAGGTTTCCGTATCGAGCCCGGGCAGGTTTCCGCCGTCGAGGGTGGCCACGTCGTCCTCCTTCTCGAATGTCGGGGTCAGGAGCGCGTTAGTGAGCTGCGTGGCGAATTCGCGCGGGGTGGCGGTTTCTCCCAGTTTGAGAGAGCCCGGGCCCAGGGTTGATGCTTTCGTCAT